CTGATATTTTGCTGGATATTACCTCTAATCAAGATAGGAATTAACTGCGCACTCGCATGAGTTGCCGTAGTTGCTGCAACTTTGATATACATTGCACCCATTATCTTTCCTGCATCTGCGATGCTTTCAAGATTTATTTGGAATGGAATGTAATTATCAGTCAGTGTAACTGATTTAGCTGCACTGTAACTTCCAATACTAAACAAATTATTGTCAATTGCCTGAGTCAATGTTGCTGCAGTTAAGTCAATACCATTTGCATAAGTTCCTGTCAATGCAATAGCCGCTGTACTTGCAGTTCCAATCGCAATTCCAGTTGTTACACTGTTTCCAATTGTAATCGCTGTAGCACAACTATCCATAGAAATGCAATCTTCTGCATCTGAAAGAACCATGTACTTTGCAGTCATTGAACTTGTTACAAAGATTCTTAGAGTGTTATCATTTGCAGACAAAACATGTCCTGCTCCTGCTGTTACTCCATTAACCCACATAACTCCTGCTTCATCATCAAAGTCAGTTTTAGTTCCTGTTATGTTCATGTAAATAAATCCACAACCACTTCCAAGAGTTCCTGCTGTTCCAGTGTTTGCGCCTGCAATCATTTCAACTTCGATGGGATAATATTGTCCACCTGGAACTGTTTGATTTGGCATTGTCATTTCCGCGCAAAATGCACTTGCAAGTCCACTAGAACTTCCTGAACTTCCAAATTCCATATATGCTTTAAGTGCGTTTATCCACCCTCCGCTTGCTACATTACTGTAAGCATGGAATCTTGCACGTCCACCTACTTGTCCAACGCCCGTTAAAACGCTTTTCACATAAAATGGTTCAGCGCTTGTACTTCCGCTTGTTCCTGCATTTGTAGTATACAAAGAAAAAAGAGGTGTTCCCGCTGTTAGAACTAATGGTGTTCCATTTGTTCCCATGTTGAAAATACCATTGCATGTAAGCGAATCTGTTATCGCATCACCAAAATCAATGTCACCTGTAAAAGTTACATCATTGCTAAAAGTGATGGCTCCGCTAAATTCAATAGCCTGGTCCCAAATGTAAGGTCCATTTGAATAGGGCGATGCTGAGGGATCCCCAGCAACACTCCTTAATCCTTCTGCCATCTTTTCACCTACTCAAACTCGACACGAATGTCTCGTCTTTTATTGTCAGTGCTTCCACCAATGGTTATTGTGTCAGTTGTATCCGACCAACCCATAGGTTCGCATACTGGTGTTCCAGTTGGATCCTGAGTTGCTGATACATAAAGAACTTTTTTAGTATACACTCCGTCACCATGTACGGTTGAAAGAATTGTATCTAATTCAATGGTGTCACCGTCATCTGCAGTTGCTGCAGTCTGAATTATTGCTACATTAATTCCGGCTTCTTGTCCGAGTCGTTTTAATGTGCATCCACTTGAAATATCTTCTGCCATTATATTCTCCTCCTAAAGTATGTTGTCTATGAAGCTGCAAAATGCAGGGGCTTTGTTCACAAAGGTTTCATATCCTTTGATCATGAATTTACTTGAATCATTCACTTTTGCCATTTCTTCATATGTCATGTCTTGAAGCACACGCATTTCAGTGTAATCCGTATCAAGGAAAAACATCTGTCTGCTTCCAGGCGTATTTGTCATGTACATTGAAGGTATGACTGGAATCTTACCTACAATAGTTTCAATCATAATTGCACTTGGAAGTCCAAACGCAAAGTTATCTCCTGCATAATCACCTGGAGTATATCTAAATTGATCTCTCATGATTTTTCTAAGTTGCTGAACAACACCGCTTGGTGCTACTGCAATCTTAGGTCTTCCACCATCATCAAAAGCATATCTAACTGCGGTTTCAACATCATCCCAACTTAAAGCAGCTCCTGCAATATCTTCCCTGTTGGTTGTGCCTTGCTGTTTAATAAATCCATCAAATTCAGTTGCAGTTGTACTTGAATCACCATTTACAATTAGATTTTCCTCTAATTCTTTGAATGCCTGTCCTGCAGTAAGAACCCTTAGCTGTTTTGCATTAGGTGCGTTTGCTGGACTAAACGGCTGGCCTGAAGTATTGCCTGCTCCTGTTGAATTGAATCCTTCCATAACATAACTTGGAAATGATGCCTGAGCTGGTCCTAAAACACGACCTACACTGTAAAGATACTTAATAGATTTAGTTCGTCTGTCCTGAGTATCACTTGCTTCTGGAAGTGCTGCATCTGGATTAGCAGTATAACCTGCACCTTTTGCAGTAAGTACATTATAATCTGCTGTTAGACCATAACACGTTACTCTTTTAATAAATTCCACAAGAGGTGTGTATTTCCTGCTTTCATCATGAATCCTTGGATCAAGATAAACTGGAACCATTGCGTAGCCTGCAGTTCCTGCTCCACCTGAATAAGGTCCTAGAGCTTTTTGCTGAATTGCAACACCTTTATCAAAGGCTGGTTTTAATGCCGTTTCTCTTAGATCATTAATTCCCCATTCCTTTCCAGGAGTGTATCCTTTAAGTCCAAGTACATACGGTGTTCCATCTCTTAGCTTTCCAAATGAACCTTCATAGACTGTTGCTGCATCTACTCCACTCATGGATGCTGTTCCTGCTCCTTCTAATTCGTCTCCCATGTTTTTCTCCCCCTTACTTTATTAGACTGATTGGTCCCACAAGTTTAGCTGGTTCAACGCCTTTCTTTTCAGGTGTTGCTAAAATTGATTTGAACTGCGGTTTTTCTAAAACCTCTTTAAGCTCGTCATTGACTGCTTTGAGTTCTTTGTTTTCTTTTTTAAGTCCTTCGATTTCAGTTGCGTTAATGTCAAGCGCTCCTTTGAGTTCTTTAACACTTTCTACAATTTCATCAAATGCCTTTTTTTCTACTGCAGGAGTTTCTCCTTCAGCTTTTTCAGCTGCTGCTTTATCAGCTTCAACTTTTGCGTCTGCAACTTTTGCTGCTTCTGCTACTTCAGCTGCCTTTGCAGCTTCTAGTTTTTGTTCTTCGTCACCCATGGTATTTCCTCCTTGATTTTCCCTTTTCATTAAATAATCAATACTTTTGGCAGCTACTGCCATCATATCTGTGTCCGGATTAATCGGACTGCCTGTTGAGGCAATATTTATAAGATTTACTTTGTCCAGCATCCTTGCTTTAATTCCATTTTTTAGAGTTGTATATGCCGCTTTAGTTGCTACATACGCAATTGAAAATCCATCATAATATTTTGATTTAACGGAATTCCAAAAAGACTTGAAATCCATAACCACTTCGCCCTTTGAATTGAATTTCTTCCATTCCGGGTTTAATTTGGCTTTGATCCAATTTCCTTTTTTAGTGATTTTACTATCCACTACTCTTCCAAGCGGAATAATTGTAATGTCAAGATCCGAATTCTTTAAAGTCTCATGGTTGAAATCAATTTTTATGTTTCTGGACTTAAGCTGTTTATCGATATCTTCCATGCACCTGTCAGTTATGACATCATTCACTAAATCAAGACTTCCGCTTGTTATGTGACCTTCTACAAAATACTCAGATTCTTCTGCTCCTTTTACTTCGCAAAAACTAAATGGAGTTGTATTATAGACAAAAAGCTGATGCTGATTAAAGTCCATATTCTGATTTGGGGTTGTTTATTTTTAAGTCTTGTTGGGCTAGATTGTAACTCAGACAGGTTCAACAATCATAACATCTCGCTCATTGACGTGAAATGGTGGTTGAAGCCCTTCTACAGCTTTTCCGTTTGCTATCACTTTAAACATTTTATCAAGCGAAATGGCTTGTTCAGGTGATCCGTATTTTTTATCAATTGCTTTTGAAATCTGACTAGTTCGTGTATCTCTAGTTATTACAATCCATTTGTGCATTTTGATCCCCATATTTTCTGCTTCAGTTCCTGCAATTAAAGCAGCATTGTTTTCAGCGCGGTTTATTTCTGTTCTGGCTATTGCTTCAGATCTTGTTTCGGTACTATCAAATACTTTTGTAACTCGTTCAGTTAATTTGTTGATTCCTTCGCCGTTCATAATCCCTCTGGATAATTCCTGTCTTAGATCATTTGCTAGGTCATCTTCCATTCCTTTGATATTGTCAAAAGTATAATTTTTTATGTAATCAAGTGTTCTCTGATTTGGAATAAAATTACGACCTATTCTTTCTTCTGTTTGTTCCCAGCTTTTGTAAAATGCTTTATCCATAACTGCATTTGCTACTTCTTTGATTCCTGCAAATCTCAGATAACTTTTGATATTTTTAAGAACCATATCAAGGCTTCCAGTTAAACTGCTTTGATCTAAAAGACTTTTGATAGTTTTTTCATTTTGTTTGAGAACATAATTCATGGCATCTATTAGTTGTCGTTCATCTCTTGGATCACTTGCTTTTACTTCAAGCTTTCTTCCTGCTATTGGTATATTGCTTTCAAAGGATATCATAAGTTCAGAACAATATGCTTCTGGATTATCTTTGTCTTGATTCGCTTTTACACACGCATTGAGAGTCTCATAACTGCTTTTCTTTTCAGTCTTCTTTTTAGTGTCTTCAGGATTCTCAGTGTCAGGTTCCTTTCCAGCTCGTTTTGTCATTTGTTCTTCTTCAAGCTTCTTTTGTTTTTCCTTGTCACTCATAGACTCTGAACTAATCTGACTTCCAATATTAAAAGAATTAGTTGATTCTTTCCATTGATTAGGAGGTTGATCACCCCATTCTAAATCATCAAGTCCTTCTTCGGTTCTTATTTCATTTATTGATTTCAATCCTGATTCTGTTTGTAATTTGTAAAGCTCCCATTTGTTTTTCTCCTGATCGATGTCTTCAATAAGATACTTAAATTGGATTCCTTCTATATCAAATTCAGGAAGTATTTGTGTATTAATAGCCCATTCTAAAAGCCTTAGTTTTGGAATAACTGCGCCGGTCATGAATATCTTGTTTTGAACAATATTATTTGCAAGTCCTTTTGCATCTTCAGTATAACCCAAGCTTGAAGGTGGAACTCCAAGCATTCCCCAAACTACTTTCGCATACCATAATTGTTTTTGTATTTCCTGCATTTCTGCTGCAGTGAATTCTGTTCTAGTAAAAGTAGGAGTATATCCTACTATTGGGATTTTATGAAGCTTTCGTTTCCAGTTTCCAAATTGATCTTTCTCTCTTAGATTTTCAAACCATTGATCTCTGAATGCGTCTATTGCATCTGCATCTGCACCATCGAGTCCGAGTATTCCTTTACTTGTGTTGCTGTCATTGTAGTATTCAAGCTGGCCTTCAACTGAATAAAGCAGAAGTTGTAATGTGTCATCCAGACTTTCAACTGCACTTTTTCCATAGACAGTATCGGTTCTTGGATTTTCTTCAAGCCAGACAATTTCTTTTTTTCCAAAAGGAATCGGCATGGGCCCAATCATTGATCCATACTGAAAATAAGCAGCTTGATTTCTTGATTCTGGACCTGTTAATTGTGTCATTGGATTTGTTAAAATTTGATCATCTCTGATTATCTCCCTTGGAAGAATCAGATCTTTTCTATTTGTGTACATTCCATGAATATCCGGATTTTTAGTAAAACTTGATCCGTCCCGGGCTACAATTGAAACCATTTCTTCTTTGTGATTAAACACTTTGTTGAGTAATCCCGCATCTGTTTCAATTGTGTCTTTAAGTGCGCGTCTTACAAAAACTTGTTCAAAGGATTCATGGTTTGTGTTTGGGTTCATAAAAAAGTCTTTTACTGCATCAATTTTAGATCCTGACACTTCTTTCTTTTCATCTATTGAAACAATATCCCACGGAATGGTGCAAACAGTGTCAAGTATTCTTTTTACACACATCTTGTAGTAAGGAGTATTAGCTAGCCATTTTATGTAAGGCATATTTACAGATCGAGGAAAACCAAAAGGTGGCTTGTAAAGATACTGAGGAATGTATGCTTTTTGAATTCCTTCCCGTGTCTCCTCGTAAACTGCCCCAATCGCAGGGACTGATTTAGTCTGAAATAGTTTCGACAAAATATTTGCCATGAAAATGATTAATGGTAATTATAGTTTCAAGGCAGTTGTTTTTAAGTGTTGTTGAGATGGATTGTAACTATACTTTCTTTTTACAAAACTGACACTTCATTTCTTTTACTGCGCATTTCGGACATATCTTTGGAGGATTAATACTTCTATGCACATTTGGTTCTCCACAGATTTCACATTCATAAGGCGTATGCCTCATTAGTGATTCACACGATTTTGTTATACAGGATTTACTTTCACAAATTATCACGTCTTCACCCCCTGATCTTTCTTGTTTTAGCAAATGCAAACGGCAATGTTTCTTTTCCTTTCCAGGTAAAATAAATTAATGCTTCAGCTCTATCCGGGCTTCTTTCTCCTTTCTTCTCATTCTTTGGAATAATCTGAACTTTGCCTGTGCTGGTAAACTTCCATTTAGCCCCTACTAATTGTGTAGTAACTTTAGTATCATCCAGAATATCAAGACTTCCTTCAGCCATTAAATCCGCTGTTCTAAAATAACTCTCTGCTTTCTTGTTTTTGAATCTTCTTTTGTCCATAGCTGAATCTCCAAATCCAGCATCTATGATCTTCCAATGTTTCTTATTTTGGTTTCTTTTGATTTCTTTAAGTCTGCTTACAACACCAGCTCCATATCCAATTCCATCTATATTGATAACAGTAGGCAGTTGTATCTTTGGAATAAATCCATTGTCAATTCCAACTATTCTATTTGCGATTCCCATATTGTCACTTGTTGGTTCTGTGTACATCCCTACTTCCTGATATCTGTTTTCTTTTTCAAGGCCCCAAATAATTACTGTTTCATCAAGTCCTTTGTCTGCTACATCATTTCCAAATACCTTTCTGAATAGTTTCTTTTCTTCTTTTGCAGTATCAATCTTTTCAGGAGTATATTCTGTTGGATTTCTTAAAACATATTCAATTGCATTTAGTTCTTTGACTAATCCAAAATTGACTTTAATCCCTCGTTGGATATCATTAAGATCAAAAACGGAATCAATACTTTTAGAAGGAAATAATGATTCATAAAGTACAGTGAATTCCAATGGTGTAATCTCTGATTTCATTTCCATAACAAATGCAATAGTTGTTCTTTTTTCTTTTACTGCTTGTCTCCATCCAATATGAAATTTTTTGTACTTGCTATCTAACGTATGCTTAAACGGAACTGTGTCCCTATTCCATGGATTAAATAATTCAATTAGCATTGCATGTTCAGGATCATCTCCAAGCATTCTCATTATTTTAGCATATGCCGTTCTTGAAACAAGACATGCTTCATCAATTACTATTACGTCTCCTCCAAATCCCATGAGTTTATTTGCTTCATGATACGCTGAAAATATTCTGTATTCACACCCGTTTTTGAATGTAAGTCTTTTTTTCGATGCTTCTGTTTTGAACTTCTCGGATCCCCCAAATACATCAAAATCTGCTATTTTTCTAAGTGGTCCACAATCTAAAACTCTGTCTGTCATGTAGTCTCTTAAAATCCCTGCTTGTTCCTGCATGGGCCCTATGAAACTAATCCTCTTTCCTGTGTTGAATAAAATTAAAAGAGCAATTCCTACTGAAACAGCTAGTGTTTTCCCGTATCGTGTCATTGCAGATATTGAGATTCTCTGATATTCCATGTATGCTATTGCTCTGACTACTTCTTCTTGCCCTGGACTTAATAAAATCTTGAAAAAGCACCACGACAAATATCCTACATTCTTTTCTTTGATTGCTTTAGTGATTAAATCATCCATGATCTTTACTTTTTCTTAAGTTTCTTGTATTCTTCAAATGCTTCTTTGCATGATTCAGCTGTTAAAGATCCTTCGACTTTCATATCGATATCTGTTTTGTTTCCATGTACTGTTTTAATGTAATCCATTTGAACTTTTGCCATCTCTCTTAATTCTTTTGGATCAGTTGCTTTAGTGTAAAGGGCCAGCATCATCATTGTTCTGTTTAATGCGTCTATGTGATCCGTTCTGTTATTTGAGTAGTATTTCATAATCAGTGATCTCATTTCAGGTGGAAGTTCTTTTCTTGCACATTTTCCACCATACTTTTTGCTTGCTATTTGTACAGGACAAGGATAAATCGGGCATGTTGCAGTGCAGTTTACTATTCTATTAAGTGAAACTGCAAGTGTCTTTTTGTCTGATTTTATTCTTCCTCCTTTGATCCTATCCTTATTTGTCAGGGTATGAGATTTAGTTCCGCGATATCCTTTTTTCTTTGTTTTATCCTGTTTAGAATCCTGTTTTTTCATAATTTCACTGCCTTCTTTTTAGTGAATCTTTCCCATCTGTTAATGATAACCTGACAATATTGAGGATCAAGTTCAATCATCCTGCACATTCTATCTGTTTTCTCACAAGCTATTAACGTGCTTCCGCTTCCTCCAAAAGGATCATAGACTATGTCTCCTAACCCTGAGAAATGTCGAATGAATCGCATAATTAAATCTTTTGATTTAGAATGACGAGTTATACCCCTTTTTGTTTTTGCAGAATACAATAATGTTGAAAAACAATCTCCAAGATTATGAAAATTAACTTTACCTGTTGAAAAAAATGCAACCAAATCTTTTCGTGTCATTGGACACGTATTTGATACAAAAATCGGTGAACCAATATCTATTGCAAAAAAATACTTAAATAATTTAAAAAAATTATGTGCAAGTTTAACTATATTCTTATCTGAGTGCATAACAAACATATTTGCATTTATATCTAAATAATTTAAAACATGGTTAAAATACAAAAACTCACTCATTTCAAATGGGGGATCTGTAAACATCATCTGGATCTTTTCTGACAATAATAGTCTACTAACGTCTTCTTCTTTAGTACAGTCTCCACAAAGGAGTAAGTTGTTTCCTAGTTTGAATTTGTCACCTAATTTGATATCTGTATTTACTTCTAATTCTACTTCTTCATCATCTACTTTTTCTTCTTCATTAAGCAAATTAAGTACCTTGTAAATCTCTCTCTCACTGATTGCGCTTAGTTCTTCAAGTTCTCTTAAAGTGTGTTCTTCCTGCATTTTTAAGAATTCCTTTGCATCTTCAAGAGGATCATGTGTTCCTCTGAGTTTGTTCATTACCTGCCTGAGTATTCTTTTATCTTTTTTATCAAAATCCAAAATTATAGCAGGTATTGTGTTTTGATTTGATTCTTTGTAAGCCAAATATCTATGCTCACCGTCAATAATCGTTAGATTTTTATCTAAAATAATGTGCTGCAGATATCCAAACTTTTTCATGCTTTTTCTCATTGCTTCGGTTTGTTCTGTTGTAAACTTGTTTGGATTGTCTGGATCTAATTTTATGTCTTCTATTTTAACCTCAGTGATTTTAGGTATTTTTATCTCTTCACTCATGATGCAATTCCTCCATGGAATTCAATATCTGCTTTTGCTTTGCAATCTCCTAAATTACAAATCATTTTTATGTTTTCAAGATTATGATGAGGATAAATTCCCCCTATGTTTTGTTCAGTCAGTTTCTTTTTGCAGTAGTAACATTTCCTGTTTGTTAAAGAATATCCTAATTTCATTAGTAGTTCTTTGAAATAAGTTTGTGGAACCTTAACGTATTCTTTCATATCTGTATCATCTCAATTATCATTGCTGTTAGAAACAAAATGATTCCTAATACGACTCCTGCTATTCTTTGTCCTTTGCTTGCAATTCTGTTTGAACTTGCTTCTGAAAGAGTATCTGAAATTATCAATATTTCCAGCCAAAACAAACTTGTCCAAACAAACCAAAATAAACTCATACGTATTTCACTTCCTCGTATGCTTTTAAGTATTCTTTTGTTAATTTCATTTCTTTCGCCTTGGTCTTCCCATTTTTATTTTTCTATAAGGTATTCCTGCTTTATCCAGCATCCATTCTCTCCAAGTTTTTGTTCCTTTGATACTTGCAAGTAATTCACACTCTTTTTTGTTCAAAAGAACTACTATTCTACTCATATTACGCCCGGCTCAGTTATTGGTCACACCTGATGATGCGCCTTCTCTCAAAGTTTGACTTGTTCTGTAGCCGGCATACGCATGTTCGCAGCACGCACCTATTGTGGCTCACCACACCCTCATAGGCTGGAAGAGATTCCTAGATTGGATTACACAAACCTTTTGGTGACTTCCATCCGTGCTGCGATAGTGAGAGAATGATTTGAACATTCGATATTCCTATCTCACTATTTTTTTTGATTTACCCAAAGTTCTTTCAATTTATTGCATCTCCAACTTTAAACAATTCTTTGGTTGATTTTGATTTCTTTGGGGGTATTTCAACACCTATTGGAATGTCCTTGTTATTCCCAAACATTACTTCACTGTATTCTTTTAGTTGTTTCTCTGTTAATGTAATAAACATACATGGACTTGAAGGTATATCAATGAAATCTTCTTTCATGATGCAAAGTGCATTTCCGTCTAAATCACATCTCAATTCTGTTTCATGTACTTCTTTCAGGCTTATTCCAAACAAGTCTTTGAGTATTCTTTTTATTTTCATTCATTCCACTCCTTGTTGTTTTCACGATACACCTTTGCAGATCGTCCTGTTGATCCACGTCCTTCTTCTCTAAACTCTGATGCTATAAGATATTCTTCTCTTACTAAAAAGCCAATTGCATTATTTAAATTATCTAACATAGTTTCATTGTCTTTGTAAATCTCACATACATCT